AAACCTTAAATTTGAATTATTTTTTTTACTTAAAAATAAATGTTACGTTCAAATATTGTAAGAAATAAAACAATATTTGTAAATATAATGAGCAATTCAGAACCTGCTATTTTTAAAATTTATACCGACGGTGGTTGTCTTAATAATGGTAAAAAAAATGCTATATGTTCTATTGGAATACATTTCCCTAAAAGAAATTTATATCCAATTATTGATGTAAGTAGAGTTCTTGATGTACAAAAATCATCAAATAATGTTGCTGAATTGACTGCTATTCAAGAAGCACTAAAAATTTATTCAAAAGAAAATATTAAAATACCTCTTAATATTTATTCAGATTCTAAATATTCTATGAATTGTATTACTCAATGGTATCCTAATTGGAAAAAGAAAGGAATTGTTGAAACTAAAAAAAATCATGAATTAATAACTGATATTGTAAATCTTTATCAAGAAATGAATAAGGGTTTACAAATTAATTTTAAATATATTGAAGCACATACCGGAAAAATTGACGAAGATTCTATAGGTAATTCTATCGCTGACCAATTAGCTAGTCAAGCTCTTAAAGGATATTCTAATAAATTTGAACAATTTGGTAATCTAAAAACAAAACCAACTAAAGACTTAAAATCAAAACCAACTAAAGACTCAAAATCAAAACCTGGTGATATCTCAAAATATTTCTCATAATGGATCATGGACTTTCTAAAGAACAACTTCTCCTACTTCAACAGAATCTGACTTATGAAGTTTATGAACAATTTATGGGAATATTTCCAAAAGATGAACTTTTGCCTGAAGATGATTGTCAACAAAGAAATGAATATATCCTTAAAACTATGAAAGAACATTCTTACTGGGGTGAAATTAAAGGGTGGGGTGATAAAAGAGTTTATAAAAATATTGCTTGGAGTGATCCTTTTAATATCTATTCTTTATTTACTGGAACTACAAAAAAAGAACTTTTAGAATTTTTAGATAACTTTAGATATACTACACCTTTTAAAAATGAATTCTTATTATCTGTTTCTGATACAGATAATAAAAGTAGTATGAACATTTGTGGTAAATGTTATTATCATTCTGAATTAACAGAAGAAAATATTATTATGCCTTGTGTAAATTGTTCTGAAGCAAATGGATGGATTTTTAAAGGGAAAATATGTCTGGGAGGATGTCCTAATGGTGATTCTGAGGGTAATACCTGTTATCATATAGAAAATTCTCCCGAAGATCTTGCATCAATAATATTCAATCAAAAAACTCCTTCGCATCAAGAAAGATTAGAATTAATGCCTCCTCATGTAGCAAAAATTTATCAAGGATTCTTAGATAATTAGTTCTTTAATAAATTTGATTTAGAATTTTTTATTCTAAACATTAGAAATGGAATACTATAAGATAAAGTTTAAACATGAAGGTAAAGGAAAATGGAGTGCTACATACTTTTATCCATTTAAGAAACCTAGTTTGCCAAGAACAATTGGTTATATACCACAATCATGTATTGATGATCTACCTACACGAAAAGAAATCATTATGCTACTTAAGTCTCATGGTAAGATTTACTCACTTTGATCGCGGTGATCCTGTGGACTATCATCTGATTCTGAATCCGATTCAGATTCAACCCAAAATGAAACACCCAAATGATGTGCTATAATTCTTGCTTTTTCATACAATTTTTTTTCTTTTAATTCAATTAATCCTACTTCAGATAAAAGTTTAGATATTCTTAATGTCATAGAATTATCCGAATCAGACCGTGGAGACCATGGAGCGGCTTCAATTCCAAATGCTGTCATTTCACAATCAGAAACCAACTGAATCAAAGATTTTGAGTTTTCACAGTGTGGCCATGTTGTCATTTATATTAACTAATATTTTTTATCTAATACTTATTATGAATAAAGGTGGAACACAAAGTAATTGTATTGTTAAAATAAAAAAAGCAGAAATTATAAAAGAATATAAACCAAGTTCCCATAATGCTTTTGTGAATGAACTATTTGTTTATCTTTTTGCTAAAGAAAAAAAAATACCATTTATTCCTAAATTATTAAGTTATGATTTAGAAAAAAGAAAACTTGTAATAAAAAATGTAGGTGAATCTCTTTATGAATATTGTAAGAAAAATGATTGTGATTATACAGAATTTTACCCTAAAATAAAAAAGTTATATGAAAAATTAATTGATTATGGTCTTTATCATAATGATATGAGATGGAAAAATATTTTATATAATTATAAAACAAAGAAATTTTATTTAATAGATTTTGAATATACTTCTCCAAAATATGAAGATAAAGATCATCAAAAAATAGTTGAAAAAATGAAAGATTATAAAGGTGGAAAAAAACAAAATTTCGATAAATTTATTGGTAAAGTTGTACAATTAAAACTCCCTAAAAATAATAAAATAAGATATTTTTGGATTGTTAAAAAAAAAGATAATAGATATATTATAAGATCACCTAAAATAGGTATATTATTAAATGATTTGGAAAAAATAAGAGATAAAGATTTTGGACCTGAAAAAATAATGCCTATTGGAACAAAATTATTCTAAGAATCATAATTAGGTAATATTTTTGAAATTTTTAATTCCGTTGATCCCCCTCTACCATGTTTATCATCTTTCATAGTTTTGGTATCTACTGTCCAATATACTTTTTTTGTTGATTTATCTTTACACAATAATAATAAAATATATTCTCCATTACCTGGCGGATCAATTGTATAATCTTTATTGATATTCATTATTTCTGTTAGTAAACTTGCCATTAATCTACCATGACTAAAGATAGCAATATCGGTTTCTTTTCTTTCTTTAAGAAATTCTAAGATTTTTTTTGACCTTTTACGTAATAAAAAAACAACATCTCTAAAATCTTTTTTTATTTCTAATCCAGATTTAGGACCATTCTGACTTTTGATAAGAGAAAAATCGACATTTTTAAATAAAAATTCTGTATCTTTTAATTTACCACGATGATTGCATTTATGATGATTATTTACTTCTCTTAAATTTTCATATGATAATATATCAATTTTTATTTTGTTTGTTTCAATTGCTATTGTAGCTGTTTGTAATGTTCTTTTTAATGGAGAAACAAATGCTATTCTATTTTTAGATTTTTGTAACCATTTTAAATCTATTGCTTTAGCGTCTTCTTTACCGTTATCTGTTAATAATGAATCTTTTATAAAACTTTTACTTGATCGTTTTCCATTTGGTAATATTTTACCATTAGGATCTTCAAGATTATGTTCTGCTTGTCCATGTCTGTATATTCTTACTTGTTTTAGTACCTGACACCCATAATCATCTAAATTTTTCTTATTATAGTTTTTTTTAGTTTTTATATTAGGCATATATAATATTATATATAATATTTAAGCAATCATATCAGCTTTAATAGTTGGATAATGATTATATCCTTTTAATACAAAATTATTTTCATCAATATTATCTATATCTGTTATCTTTTCTTTTAATAATAATTTAGGAAACTCTAAAGGGATTCTAAATATTTGTTCTCCAATTGAATCTATATGATTAAAATATATATGCGAATCCCCCAATACATGATGTAAATATCTCGGTTTATAATCTGTTATTGATCCTACGATATGTAATAATAGAGCATAACTTGCTATATTAAATGGAACACCCAAAAACATATCTCCTGATCTTTGATAAAGTTGAGCATCAATAAATTCTTTATCTATTGAAAACTGAACCATTACATGACAAGGTGGTAATGCCATTTTGTCAAGATCAGACGCATTCCATGCTGATAAAATAATTCTCCTTGAAGTTGGATCTGTTTTAATTAAATTTATAACATTTTGAAGCTGGTCTTCTCCTTTACCTGTATAATCACTATATCTATCAAAGTATTTAGCACCAAAATGTCTCCATTGGAAACCATAAATTGGTCCGAGATCATTTTCTTCATAAGATAAACCTCTTGATTCTAAAAATTCTTTAGATCCATTTTGATCCCAAATATGAACTTTATTTTTATTTAATACATCATTATCAGTACAACCACTTATAAACCATAGTAATTCTCTCAAAATAGTTTTAAAGGGCATTCTCTTCGTAGTTAAAAGAGGAAATCCCTTTCTAAGATCAAATTTCATTTTTTCACCAAATTGAGAAATAACTTTAGAATTCCTTGAATCTTTTATATTATTTTTATATAAGATATCTTTCATAAGATCTAAATATTGATTCTCATCTTTATTTATATTTGATTCTTTTTGATAAATATTAAATTGAACACCATGATAGGATAAAGTAGGAATCTTTAAAGTGTGCCATTCAATATTTTCTTCAAATAAAGAATTTGGTTTTATTTCTTCTGAATCAATATAACGACTTGCTATTTTCTTAAAATATTTATCTGTTGAAGTTGTAAAATTTAATGAAGTAAATGGTTTATATCCTATTTGTGGCAAACTACAATTAACGATTGTTTCATAAATAATATCTACATTTTCATGATAATTTTCATAAACATGATTATAAAGTTGAGAACCTCCGATAATAAATTTTTTTCCCATCATATTACCTTTTAATTCTTCTGTTGATAGAAATTCAAAACAATCTTTAAAATCTTTATATACTAAAAAATCCCTTTTATCTTCTTTTAATTCAATAAAATGATTTTTTGAAATAACTATATTTATTCTATTTTTTAAAGGTTTATAATCTTCAGAAATAGAATCCCATGTATTATAACCCATTATTACAATATTTTTTTGATTTTTAATATATTCTTGAGATGTAGTATTTTTGAAATGTTTCATATCATCTTTAATATAAAACAATAAATCATTATCGATACCGATATAATTTTGATTATTCTTACAATATATTAAATTCAATCTCATTTTATTTAATAATTTTTTTATTTTTAAATAGAATCAAAATAATTTATAAGATTATAATATAATGGGTAAGAAATATTGTCCGCCTAATACATTTTGCGTTGATGATGAAAATATTTTTCAATTAATTGGTATAATAATATTAGTAGTAATAATTATTTATTTTCTTTATAATAATTATTACATTGACAAAAAAAGAGATTATAAAATTGAAGAAAAAAAACAAGAAATTATTATAAATAATATAGTTGATGATGATGATAAAAATTTATTGGATCCCCCAGGTAGAAAATATTTCGGAAGAGGAATTCCTATTAATATTAGAACTAGAGGTGAACCAAATGATTATTCACAAATAGGTTTGTTAACATCTCAAAATAATCCTGATAAAATAATGCCGTTATTTGGGAGACAAACTTACCGTGGTTCGAATTTATGGAACTATTATTCTGCCCTTGATTCNAATCTAGCTACCAAAATACCCATACAGAAAAATAGAGATTGTATCGGTACTCATGGTTGTTCGGAAATAAATAATGGAGATACAATAAATCTTAGTAATTCACAAGAAAATTATACAGTTCAACTTTACCCTTATAATGATATACAATATATACCCCATGTTTAATCATTCTTCATTTCATCAGTATTTTCTTCAAAATTTTCATTAGGATCATCTACAATATCTTCTTCAGAATCATCTTGCAAAGCAATACCATTTACCATTGATTGGACTTCAATTACTCTCTTAGAAAATACGATCAAATTACTACAAAAATTTGTAAAACTATCATTTAGATAAAATAAAAATCTATTACACTTATTCCTTTGAAATCTTTGAACTTCTAAAGTATGCATGTCATCAATAATTTTTAGATATTCACTAAAGAATTCATCTTTTTCTAAAAGTTCATTCATAATAGAATTTTCATATATATTACTAATACTTAAGTCAATTCTTAAAAGAAGACTATCTTTAAAATTCAAAGAACAATCATGATGTAAACAATACAATAATGTTGATATAATAGTATTCTTAATATCATTATTATTTAGATCTTGAAAATCTGTTTCATTATTGATATTCAAAAAATTTTCATAAACAATTAAATTATCTTTATCTTTTAATGATGCTAAAACATCAAGGTTTATAATTAAAATACTATCTAAATCCATTTATAATTAGATAATATTAATTTTTTAAGTATTTACAAAAAGATTTTAAAAAAGATTTTTAAATTAGTTATTTCTCATTTTGTTCATAACCGGGTCAAAAATATATTTGACAGCTACGACAAGGAGAACAGAATAGACAAGAGAGTGGAAGATAAGAAGATTATTTCCACTTAGATTTAAGTTAACTAAGTTCTTGAGATTACCATCTACGAACTTAAATACAGTAGGGTTGGCAACTACGAAAAAAAGAATACCAGCAATAACAGCAATTTGAATAAGTTTCTCGTTGAAAACATTTGAAAGGGCTCCAGTTACATCAGTGTGAAAAGGCATTTTATAATATTGAATAGAAAATAATTTTAGTTAATTAAATAATTTTTATTAATAAATAAATTCTCAAAAAACATATAATCATTATTATCTAAAATTTCTTTCATGGAAATAAAATTTTTATCCGTTTCATATAAAATTACATCAAATGAAATTTCCTTAAAAATATTCCATATTTCAGTTTTATAATTAAATAAAAATAAATTGAAATCTTTATCAAAATCTTTTATTTTCTTTAGAATTACTTTTTCTTTTTCTTTTTTATCAATTAAAATATTTTCTTTATCCTCTGAAAATTTATCTATTATTTCAGAATTTAATCCTAAAATTGAAAATTCCTTCTTAAATAATTTCTTTAATTTATGTTGAATTTTATTATCTTTTAAAACTATTGTTTTTAAATAATCCGGTTTATCAATTTCTTTTCCATCAAGTTTGATTTCTTTATATTGATAATCATTCACATTATGCATATTAATGAATTTAATACAATCATAATAATTTTCCATTTTTCTATCATTCCCTTTATTATAATGAAATGTATTACCTTCATTATATAATTCATGCCACTCAAAACCACCTTTTTTCCAAAACTCTTTAGTATGTAATATTGTCCCTTCAAATGCTCTTAAAGATTCTTCAGTTTTATAAATTTTATCATTAAAATAACACAACATAGAATCGCAATAAACACATTCTAATTTACTTTTTTGTAAAAACTTAAGTTTTTTCTTTAAAACTTTAGGATCATAATGAGCATCAAAATCTAAATGTAATACATAATCATTCTCTGTTAATCCAACACCAAAATCTCTTTTGAAGCCATTTGGTAATGTATTTGTTTTCATAAAATAATCTTTTAAAAATTTATTTTTTTCTTCATCTTTTTCTTTAAATTCTATCTTTTCTAAATATTCTTTAGAATTATCCATATGAATATAAATTACATTCTCTTCTAATGGGAATAAATCCATATTAGATTTTTCTGAATCATCTATAATTACCCACTCTAATTTATCTTTGGGATATTCTATTGAATGATAATTATTAAGGAATATAGGCATTAATTCTGTATTTTCATCCATTAAAACCACAATAGAAACATTTGGTAAAGTATCCGTTATTTCTGCCATTTCTTAAATAAATGAAATTATTTTTATATATTTTACTTAATTTTACTATGACCTGATTTTGTTAAAAATCTTGGATCAATATTATCAGGGCAACTGATTAAATTTTCCCTCAAATAACAAACAAATGTTAATCTCGTATATAATTTGTCAATTCCAACTGTTCCCACTTCAACATTATCATGATAAGCTTTTGGTATAGATTCATTATATTTTTTATCTTCTTCAGTTTCATATATCTCTGTATTACTATGCCACTGATGTACATCCATTGCTAAGAAATCATTATTTCTTACATCCACTGCTATTCCAAATTGAGGGAAAATAGTATAACCACCTTGATATTTACCTCTCTCAATAACTGTAAGATTACCAAACCCTCCACAAAAATCACCTTTATCTCTATGAAGTGCAGTTCTAAAATTTCTATTTATAGTAATTGTAGAGAAACTAGTATCTGGGATCTTTAAATGTGGTTTTTTGTTGGCTCGTTCAAGTTGTTTACAATGGCAATCAGGCACTAATTTTTTATATAATGAATCAATCTTTTGTAAAAAAGGCATACCAGCATTATATTGATCAAAATAAGTTCTTGTAAAATGAGTTAAGCGACAAGGTAATTCACAAAAATTTTTATTTTCAGCAAAGAAACCAATAGGATTTGAAAAAACTTGATTATTTACTCTCATTTTTGATTGTTCACCATCTGATTTCAAATAACTTGTAGACCATTTTTTTGTAGATACTAATTTACGTTTTTTCCAGTAATCATTTTTATCATCGATAGGACCTGCACTTGCTCCTCTACCTCTACTAGGTTTTGCTAAATCTTTATAATTTAACCATCCTAATTTTATTTCATTATCAGTTAATGCCTTTTTTCTATATTTTAATAATAACTTCTCTTCACCTGATTCATCTTTATAATAAACATCAATATTACTTTGAATAACAGGATATTTCATATAAGATTCATCAATAAAACAACCTTCAAAATCTTTTGTTTCTTTATCAGTTAAAACTTTCTCAACTATTAATTTCTTTATTCTCGGCATTTAATTAAAGAAAGATAAAAA